AACGTTGTAACCACGAAAAGGGCAGCTTTCACTGGAAAACTTGGTTTCAAGGCACCCCTGACTATTGTGAGGAGCGAGCTACGCAAATCGAGCAATGGACGAATTACCGCCTATGCCCAATCTCAATCTCTCCATAGAGCAGCAGCTACGGGTGGAGCGTATGAAGCGAGATATTCCAAATGCCAAACGAGAAGACTTGGAGAAGTATCTGCTGCATTTCATCCAAATGAATTTGATCCTGCAGAATAACTTGAGCCAAGTGTTCAAGTGGGCCAACAATGCCAAGGACTTCAAAACAAACTGAACAAATTATTCAGGATGCTGTAGCTAGCTTTCCTGTTTTTGCTACACACCTTTGGCATTACCTCCGGCTTCCTAGCCCTACACCGGTTCAATACCAAGTAGCTGACTACCTTCAAGAAGGTCCTAGTCGGCGCATCATCATGGCGTACAGGGGCTGCGGTAAGTCGTTCCTTACGGCTGGCTATGTGCTGTGGAGGCTACGTCGGGATCCAGACTGTAAGGTGCTTGTAATTTCTGCAGCTCAGGACCGTGCTGATGCGTTCTCCGTTTTTTGTCATGACCTGCTCCGAAACTGGTTCATGGTCAAAGACCTGTTCCCTAGCGACACCCAACGGTTCTCAAAAGTTGCTTTTGACGTTTACGGAGCGAAACCAGACCAGTCTCCTTCAGTACGTTCCAGCGGCATTTTTGGTCAGATTACTGGCTCACGCGCTGATCTTATCGTTGCTGACGACGTTGAGACGCCACAGTCCTGCGAAACCCAACTGATCCGAGACAAGCTTCGGGAATCAATCAAAGAGTTTGACTCCGTGATCAAGCCCGGTGGGGAGATCGTGTTCCTCGGCACTCCTCACACCCAAGACAGTGTTTACGCAAAGCTTGAGGTTTCTGGCTACGAAGTCAGGATTTGGCCTGCTTTGTACCCCACTAACAAGAAGTTTAAGGATTATTACGGTGATCGCCTTGCACCTCGGATCAAAGCTGACCTAGCCAAAGACTCCTCCCTTGCTGGACACCCTGTAGATCCTGGACGTTTTGACTGGGAAGAACTAGAAGCCAGACAGCTCTCTATTGGTCGGTCTACGTTCAACCTCCAGTTCCTGCTGGATATTTCACTGAGTGATGAGGAGCGGTTTCCTCTCAAGCTCAGAGACCTCTGTGTGTTCCGTTTAAACCGTGAACAAGGTCCTAATAAGGTTGTGTGGATGGCTAACGGCGATAAAGCCCTAGACCTACCCTCTGTCGGCCTTCATGGTGATCTTTTCTACAAACCTGCCCAAATAGGGGATGAGTTTCTTGAATACACCGGGGTTGTCATGGCTGTTGACCCCTCTGGACGCGGCAGCGACGAGCTTGGCTACTCGGTAGTTGCGTACTTGAACGGTAATCTTTTCCTCCTTGCTAGCGGTGGCCTTCGGGGTGGTTACAGCGAACCGAACCTCAAGAAGCTTGCCCTCATCGCTAAGGAGTACAAGGTCAAGCAAATATTGGTTGAAAGTAACCTCGGTCTCGGGATGTTTTCTGAGCTCCTCAAGCGCTACCTCGGCACGATCTACCCCTGCAGCGTTGAAGAGGTCCGACATACAAAGCAAAAGGAAGTCCGCATCATCGATACCCTTGAGCCTGTCCTTAACCAACACCGGCTCATGGTCGACACGGATGTAGTCCTTCATGACCTTTCCTCCACAGAGAGCTACCCAAGCGAAACTAGAAGCCAATACCAACTTTTCTTTCAACTCACTCGGATTACCAAAGAGAAAAACAGCATTAGACATGACGACCGTTTAGATGCCCTTGCAATGGCTGTTCAGTATTTTACGGAGTCCATGGCCCTCACAGAACAGAAAGCCATTGATAGCCGTCTCAGAGAGCAGTGGGAGATCGAACGTAAGTTCATCCAAGGTGACGGTGGTTTGTCCATTGATGCCATTGGATACGCTAATTCCCTAGAAGACCTCCAGAAGGCTCTGTATGCCTCTTCAGGGTCCTGTAACTGGTTAGATAGCTAAAAGGGGCTAGAGGGGCTTTAGAGGGGCTTCTAGAGGCCTCTCAGAGGGCTTACGTCCAAAGACCCCTCTAAGTGTTTACCAAAAAAGACCCCCCTTTAAGAGATACGACAAAGAGAGGCCTCTTGACAGGGGTGCTTAGAGTGTGGTTAAAGGTACTTAAAGATACTTAAAGATACTTAAAGATACTTAAAGATACTTAAAGATACTTAAAGAGTCTTTTTTAAAGAGGTCTTTAGCTGTCTCCTTTTTAAAGTACTTAAAGACCCTTTAAGACAGTTTTAAAAGTGGTCTTAAAAAGGTCTCTAGCCGTTAACTTAAAGGCCACTTAAAGAGTCCTGTAGTACTCTTAGGTGCCTTTAAATATCTAATGAGAATGGCTAGCGTAGCCCTGATTACTGTGACACCAGATGCAGAGGAGTTGCTGGTGTACATGGCTAGAGTCTCTAACCCAGTTAATCAAGGCGTAGGTCAACGATCAGAACGACTTATCCAATACCTCATAGACCACAAGCATTGGTCTCCGTTTGAGATGGTTCATATGGTGTTACAAATTGAAACCACTAGGAGTGTTGCTGCTCAGATCCTTAGGCATAGGTCGTTTAGTTTTCAAGAGTTCAGTCAGAGATACGCAGATACAAACCTCCTTGGTTCTGCTAGAGCTCCTCACCTCAGACGACAAGACAACAGCAATAGGCAAAACAGTATTGATGATTTGACTGCTGATAAAACTCAAATCTTTTACCGAAGGATTAATCAGCACTTTGAAGAGGCACAAGACCTGTACAGAGAAATGGTCTCAATGGGCGTAGCTAAAGAGTGTGCTCGTGATGTACTGCCTTTGGCTACTCCGACTCGAATGTATATGGCTGGTAGTGTTCGGAGTTGGATTCATTACATTGATCTACGGTCTCAAAATGGGACTCAAATGGAACATATGAATATTGCTAACGAGGTTAAACAAATCTTTTGCAAAGAGTTTCCTACTATTGGTAAAGCACTGAACTGGGTCTAGCTGTGGCTGAGCGTAACTACCGCAAGGAATACGACAACTACCACTCCAAAGCAGAGCAAAGGGAGAACCGTAGTAGCCGTAATAAAGCCCGTAGGAAGCTCAAGAAGGCTGGGTATGACCTCAAAGGTAAGGACGTAGACCATAAGGATGGAAACCCTAAGAACAATGGGCACTCCAATCTGAGGATTCAGAGTCCTAGCCAGAACAGAAGCAGGAATAAGTAGGTCTTTGAGGCCTGCTTTTTTTTTTTTGTCAAGGGGTAAAAGGGTTTTGCTTCAGATTTTTGAGCACTAGTTAGCGCTTGGCCCCGCCTCCGTTACCCCCTGGGGGGGCTTTAGGGCCGCCCTTAGTGAGAATGCGTCGCAATTGCAGGGCTATTGGGGGGTCCTAAAGCGGACTCAGTATGAGTTAGGGATGAGACTGGTGAGATCGGGAGCGGGGGAATATATACGCGCGCGCAAGGCCACATCTAGAGGCCTCTAGAAGCCTCTCTAAGGCCCTTTGAAACCTCTCTAAACCCATCCATACCTGACAACCAGCGCAAGGCCTCTCCAGAGCCTCTGAGAGCCTCCTAGCTCCTTTGTAACGCTTTACAACAAAACCCTAGACCTGCTCGTATCAGGCTCTACCTTGGCCCTGTCAGGCACAGGCCTGGCCCTTTTCCTTCACCTCTGACCTAATGACAGACCTAACGTTTAAACTCGAAGCCAGTTACGGCAGAACAAGAGCCTACCCAATAGATCAAACAGCCATCTTGTTGGTTCGTCTTGCTAAATCCAAGACCTTACTCCCGCAAGATATAGGGACTTTTGCAGGCCTTGGCTACCGTTGCGTAGATCGTGACGGGTTCGAAATTCAGCCAAGCATTCTGTGGTGATATGAAACTATTTCTCTTCTCCTGTCTTGCTATTGGTTCTCTGTCTTTTATGGCAGTTCAACAGCTAGCAAGCATCACAACAACCAACAGCGGAACTCAACAAGTAAACCAATGAACAGCGCCTTCTACTACTACCACCAATGGGAACAAGAACAGTTAGCTCGCTGGGAGTATGAACAGGAGCTAGCAGACAACGACTACAACCAAACCAACACCGAGGAACTTTCCGATGACCTCCGCAACCTTTGACCGTTTCGACATAGCATCCGCTCACTATTTGTTCTGGAGTGAGCATCACTCGGGAATGTTTAGTGAAGGCTACGCCAAGTTGTGTAAGGCCTTGAGTATCTTTAAACCTAGTCCGTCGTTTGATTGGCAGTCTCTTTCAGATAACGCAAAAGATATTTATAGGGATCTTTGCAAACGTGAACTAGTGGAGTGCGACTACGACTCATTGAGTTACATCCTGGAAGATAACTACGACCTGGAAGATGATTGCGTCGCTTGGTTTATTGAGCATTACAACGACAACCCAAAAGATCTATGCAACTATCAAACTTCAGACTTCGTGAATTTAGATATGTGCTACACAAAGGATTTATTGAGCTTTTATAGAGATAACGAAACATCAATACTTGAGTGGCTCGATCAGGCTTGCGACGCTTACGGTTACACTTCAAGGTTGCAACTTGTCGAAGGTCAAACAATAGAAGACCCTGACGATATGGCTGTTGCTTTTGTGAATGCAGCGATGACATATCTAGGCTGTGAGCTCTACCGATTAGTGGAAGATGCCTGACAAGTTATGGAATCTATATCTAGTTTTCTATTCAATTTGTTTTTGTTCTTTGTCCCTGTATTCTTTACTGTTCTAGGCCTACTTAGAGCCAATTAACTACAACAAAAGGGCTCCTAAATAGGGGCCCTATTTTATATCTAGGTGTTATTGAGAATGAGTCGCAATAGCAGGTAGGGGGAGGGTAGGTCTAGTTGAGAATGAGTCGCAATATCAACAGTCTCAAATGAGAATGAGAATGAGAATCAACTAGACCAGACCTGGGTTCGGTCTTAACTACTATCACGCCACGAGGTACGCCACGGGGCACCAGCTAAATTTCCTTTAAATTGCTTTTAGCGCTGTGTCGGTGGCAATGCTAGTCCCAGCTAACGCCAAGGAGAAGTTCTACGCACCACTTAAGCAAGTGGCAGCTCAGTATGTCCCACTCCTGATGGCACGAATGGCGGTGTTACAAGATCGAGCCAATCAGGCACTTGAGTTCCTGGATTCTGAGGAAGATGAGGAGCGAGAGTTGGTATGGATGGATGACGCAGAGAAAGTAGTTGCTGTTGCAGAGGCACAATCCGTCCTTCATAAGTCAGTAGTAGAAGCAGGGATGTGCCAATCGTTAGTCGGTGCATTTGCTGACCTCTTGGAGAATGAGTACCAAAGGATCAGAGAAAGCCGTTGTGCGTTTTTAAACGAGGA